GTGATCTCTGTGACCATACTCGGTGAAACAATTGCAACCTCTAACTTTGAAATTGATAACAAAGCAGGATTCATTCACAGAACAGATGGATTCTTTCCAGAAGCAACTTCTGAATATCCAATGCCAATTGTTATATCTTATGAATATGGTTGGGACTTTCTCAAGAATGGTGTTGATCGTATTGCGTTAAAGCTTTTATTAGATCGTATTATCTCAACAAACATTCCAGATCGAGCAACTTCTTTCAATGATGAGATGGGAAATATCTCTCTTGTCACACAAGGAGGAGGATTCAAAAATCCTACAAGAATCCCAGAAGTTAATCAATGGATCGATGAAAACTCAGAAAAGGTCTTTGGTGTTTAATGGCGATCAACTCAGTTGTTAAAACAGTAAGAGACAACTTAAAAACGCAGTTATCTGCAAGAGCTGGTCTCAATGGTGTTGCAATCTTTAAATATGCTCCTATTGATCAAGCTCCAAAGAAAGAGATGATCTATTTAGGAGATGCAAACTCTTCAACTGACTTTCAAGCTTTTGGATCAGTCTATGAAGAAGATCTGGATCTAAAAATATTTATATACACGCTTCGAGCTGGAGCTGGAGACTCTGTTGCCTCCACCACAGAAAGCAGGTCTCTGGCACTAGCTAATGAAGTTATAGATCAATTAAACGATGATTCAACCATTAATGGAGCTGTGATTGTCTCACGAATCTCAAATATGCAGATTGAAAACACACTATCTGATGAGGGCAGAATATGTCTCATCGAGATGGACTTAGAAGCTCAAGCAACACTATCGGAGTAGATATGACAAAAAAGACAAATTATATTGCAATCGTTGATTGTGAAATTAAGAAAAAAGAATTTAAAGCTGGTGATCCAGTCGATGTGCAAGTTCCAAGGTGGATGGTTTTGCAAGGACTTGTTCTGCCAGAAGACAAAGCAAAGAAATTAGAAGAGGAATAATATGCCCACATTTATCGCAGGAAAAGACAACAAGATTTTATTCGGAGCTAATGATCTGACTGCATTCTTTAGTGATGCAAGTTTTTCAAGAGAACAAGCACTAAACGAAACAACAACCTTTGGCTCAGATCAAGCAACTTATATTTCATCTATTGAGACAGCATCAGCTTCTCTAACTGGATTTTATGATGGTGGATCAGATGCAGTTGATGAAGAACTTCAAGCTGTCATTGGATCAGCAACTCCAACTCCCCTTTCTATTTATCAAGGTGGAGACACAGCTGGGAACAAAGTTGTCTTATTAAATTCAAAAATTCAAAACTACACCATTGATTCGAGCGTTGCAGATGCTGTTGGTGTCTCTGCCTCTTTCACTGGTGATAACTTTGGAAATGGGAAAAGCTTATATGCTTTGACCAATACAAGTGCAACAGCTAACACAACTGCTGTTGACTTTGGTGCTAGTTCATCATTAGGTGGTCAAGCATTTCTACATTGCACAGCTCACAGCTCTGCAAATATATCAGTGAAAATACAATCATCAGCAGACAACTCATCTTTTGCAGATGTCTCTGGTTTTTCTTTCACTGCAATCACAGGGACAACCTCTGAGAGAATAGCAACCACAAACACAGTGAATCGATATGTTCGCATAGTGATCACAGTGACTTCTGGCTCTGCAACCTTTTCAGTTGGTTATGCCCACAATTTAAAGTAATTAATTAATTTAATTTAGGAGAATAAAATGGCTTTTAAATCTGGAAAAGATTCATTTTTTAGTGTAGATGGAACAGACATATCAAGTTATGTCAATCAACTGTCTTTGTCTCGTGATGTTAACACGCTTGAAACAACAAATTTTGGTTCGGATCAAGCGACTTTCGTAGTTGGAGTTGAGGGACTTTCGATTTCTGGCAGTGCGACATTCGATGCAACAGCTGATGGAGTTTTTGCTGGTTTATTCGATGGCTCACAAGTTGCTTTCGAGTATCGACCAGACAACACAAGCTCACAACCAAAATACACAGGCAATGCCTTTGTCACTAACTACACACTTGACTCAAGTGCAACTGATCTCGTTTCGATATCATTTTCGCTAATCGTGACAGGTGCAGTGACTAGAGGAACTGTCTAACACTTAAAATGGTCTCACAAAGAAGAAGACTTAAACGAACTGCAAAAGGTCTGGGAACTCTAATCGAAGTCTCTGGTGTGGATATTGCCAACCAGAAGAGATTGATTGAGCTTCTCGGATCTGATGCTGTCAAAATTTATAAACAATTTAACTTTCAATTTGGTGAAAATGTTGCCAAGGATGTTCGGAAAGAACTTCCAAAAGATTCTGGAAAGTTAGTTGCATCAGTTAGAGCAACCAAGACCAAACAAGGAGCATCGTTCCGAGTTGGTTATAAAAGCAGAATAACTTATGCACGACTCCAAGAGTTCGGTGGATTTAATCCCTATGGAGGATCTCTCAGAAGAGGTCGGAAACTCTATAAACCACAGAAAAAAGAGGGATATTTTATATTCCCATCTGTGAGAGATCGACTTCCAGAAATGCAAAGAGATTATGTCAGAAGACTTAACAAACTGGTCATCGCTCTCTATGGCAAAGCTGGAAAGACAGGATCATCAAGAAAGTTAATGGGAAAAAGCTAAGAGGAGAAATATGGCAGAAGAGGACAACAATCTTCCAGTTATCGTGATCAAAGATAAACAATATCTTTTGGATTATTCAGATATAACTGGGATCGAATGGCGAGAGATCAAGAAGATCACTGGTCTAAATTCAATGGAAGCAATAGGTCAGACATCAATGATGGACTTTGAAGCTCTTGCATCTATTGTGCTGATCTTTGCAAAGAGAGAAGACAAGAATGTCAAATATGAAGACATCTTGGCAGAACTAACCATTGAATCAGTTAAAACACAAGAGGAACTGGATCAAGAAGTCCCAAAAGACTAAGGAGAGTTTATAGGAAGCATCTTCCAGCTCTCAGTCATTTTTTTGGAATTAGACCTTGGGAATTTGATTTGCTCACTATGGGCGAGATCAATGAATACCTCGAACAACTTAATGAATTTATAAGGAATCAGAATGGCTAAAGGAAACAGTCAAATAAATGTTGCTATTGCTTTGGACACAGCTCCTCTGGAAGCTGGTCAAAAAAGAGCAATTAGACAGTTTGATAAAATCGGATCAGTAGGTCAAAGAGCTAGTGGTGGTCTTAAAACTCTAGGCAAAGGGATGGCGAAAGTCGGTCTCTTAGCTGGTGCAATGGCAGGAACAGTTGGAGTAGTTGCCAATAAAATGGTTCAACTTGCTTCTGATAGTGAAGAGAGTGCAAACGCATTTGGTGTCACATTCAAAGAAGCATCACAAGGTCTCAATCAATTTGTCGATGAGTTCTCTACAAAAGCAGGTTTCACAACAGCTGAACTGCAACAACTACTTTCTTTCACTGGTGGCGTTGTTAATGGTATGGGAGCAAGTGCTGAGGCATCAGCTGAGTTCTCTAAACAAGTGGCAGTTCTTTCTGGTGACATTGGATCTCTTAGAAATATAGATCCCTCAGATGTGCTTGATCGTATAACTAAGAGTTTAACAGGCGAGAGAGAAGGATTAAAACAACTGGGGATCGTTATAAATCAGACAACCTTGGATCAAAAAGCTCTGACAATGACAAACAAGAATGCTGTCTCTGAATTAACAGCAATGGATCGTGCAACAGCGACTTTGACTTTGATTCAAGAGAGATCAGCAGATGCAATTGGTGATCTTGATAATACTTCAGATGGCTTTGCAAACACTCAAAGAAGATTAAAAGCAGAGCTTAGAGAAACAGCAACTGCAATGGGTGAATCATTGATGCCAAGTGTTAATGCTGTGCTTCCACTGATTTCAGAAATGGCTTCAGACATTCTACCTAAAATGGCAAAAGCTTTTGCTAATGGTGTTGAAAAAGTTAAAGAGTTCAATAAACAATTTGGTGAAGAGATAACAAGCAGACTTAAGAAGTCCTTTCAGTTTATGAAAGATGGAATCACAATAATGGGACATTTCATTGGAAAGTTTGTAGAGATGATCTCGAACTCAAAGATCCTTAGTGCAATCTTTGGTGAGTTGGATAAAGCTCAAGGTGGACTAATGGATGCAGTTAATAATTATGCAGAGAGCATAAGAGAATCAAACGCTGAAGAAAAAAGAGCTGTTAGATCTCGTGAAGATATGATCAAGAAATATACAAAGACTGAAACTGTCTTAAACAAGACACAGATGGCTCAGTTTAGATTCACACAGGAAATGCGAGAATCTACTGAAGCAGTTGAAGATCATACTGATGAAATAGTATATGGTGCAGTTGAGTTCCAGAAATATACTGGATCAATTAACAAAGCTCTCTCTTCTATTAAGACTCTCACTGGTTTGCAAGAACGAGGCAAGAGAGAACAAGAACGACTTGATGAAGCAACTGCTGAACTTGAGGAGTCAAACATTCAAGTGGCTAAAGCTCAACAGGTTTTGGCTAAGACTCAAGATGAAGTGACCAGACTTCAAGCTGATGGCACTGAAGTCACAGCTGAAGAAGAGTTGGCAATTATACAATTAAAGAAATCTATCGAGGAGCTGACTGAAGCTCAAGATGGATCAAGAGAAATGGAACTCGAACTGATCCTCGCTAAAGAGGAACTAATTGAGTTAGAGAAAGAAGCTGAAGCTCAATCTGATGCTTATTTCAAAGCAGTTAGATCTGTTCAACAAGCTGAAGAAGATCTTGCTGATGCAATTGAAGATCAAAAACAAGCTAGAGAAGATCAGATCAAAGCTAAGAATGAACTTGCTGAAGCTACCAAGATAAGTGCTGAAAACCTACTCACTGAAGCTCTTGCTGTTAAAGAATTAGAAAAAGCATTCGGATCATTTGAAGCTGGAACATTTAAGAAGACACTAGAAGAGATCGCAACTTTAACTGGTAGAAAGATAGCTGAAATCGAAAGGGCATTTGCTAATGCTGGACTGACAGCAGATTCTTTCACTGCTCCAGATAGTGGAACAAGTCCAGGATCTACTCCTCCAGTCTCAACTCCTACCTTTGCAGAAAGCAATGGAAATGAATCTGGAAATGTTGGAACTGGATCTGGTGGCAATGGTGGAGCTGGTGGATCAGTGGCTCAACCAGTCAAAATTTATACAACTTTAAACATAGGATCAGAGAGATTTGAGACTGTGACACAAGATGCAATCATTAATTTGCAGAAGCAAGGCAAACGAGTTCTGATATGAGCGTGGCGTTCAACTCTGATGTTGATCTCACTGTTGAAATTGCTTTTGATTCAGATCCCTTTGCTACATCACAGACTTTTTCAGATGTCTCTGCTTATATAAGAGAATTTAGTATTGATAGAGGAAGACAACACGATCTTGCTGACTATCAAACTGGAACTGCTTCAGTATTGTTAGACAATTCAGATGATCGGTTTAATCCACTGAATGCAAGTTCACCATATTATGGAAAAATTAGTCCTTTTAGGCAGATCAAGATCTCTGCTGAATATGATGGATCAACAAGAGTATTATTTAGAGGATTCATCACAGCTTATCCAGAATCATTTGGTGGACAAGGTGCAGACTCATCTGTTCGTGTTAGTTGTGTTGATGCGTTTAAAATATTCAATCTCAATACTATTGGAGCAAGAGGTTGGAAGCTTGGATCAAGTGGATTTTCTAATTTAGGAGAATCAACTCGCTTAGGTTATAACGACATCCAAGAATTATCCTCTGCAAGGATGTCAAGACTCTTAGATGCCTTTGGATGGTCATCATCAGATCGAGAGATCTCAACAGGTGACTTGCAGGTTCAAGCTGGTCAAAGTGTCAATGACAACCTTTTGACTGCAATGAAAAATGTTGAGTCAGCTGAACAAGGTCAGTTCTATATGTCAGCAGATGGCAAAGCTACTTTTCGAGATCGAAATTATAAAAGAACACAACAATTCAATTCTCAAGCAACATTTGGGACTGGAGTTGGAGAACTGCCTTTCAGTGATGTGATCACAACATTAGATGATTCAAAAATCTTAAACTTGATCTCTGTCACTAGAAATGGAGGAACTGAACAAGTCTTGTCTGATACAGATTCGATTGCTAAGTATGGAGCGAGAGAAAACTCTCTATCTGCAACATTGAATGTCACTGATGCAGATGCTTTGTCTATTGCAGAACAGCGATTGACACAGTTTAAAGAGACAAGTTCAAGGATTGAGGGACTGATCGTTAATCCCCTTTCTGACACAAATTTATGGAATCAAGTTCTGATCAGAGAACTTGGTGACAAAATAACAATCAAAATTCCAACCACAGTTTCAACAACGATGGAGTTTGATGTTCATCTTGATCGTATAAGTCACACAGTCTCAGCTGTTAATCAGACTTGGACTTGGCAAGTTAGAACATCAGCAGGATCAGAAGTTGGATCGTGGGTGTTGGGATCATCAAGACTAGGACAAGAAACCAACTTGGCTTGGTAGATATAGGAGAAAAATATGGCTTATAAAGGAAACTGGGCAACTGGTGATCTGATTGATACAACAGCTTTTCAAGAGCTTGTGAACTCAGCAGTTTATTCATTTGCATCACTTTCAGCATTAACATCTGCAATCACTACACCAGTAGATGGTCAGATCGCTTTTGCTCAAGATACAGAATTATATTATCGATGGGATGCTGATTCTTCAGCGTGGACATTGTTATTGGGTGGAGCAGACATCACAGCTGTGACTATTAACACAAATGCAGACTCTGGGCTTTCTGGTGGAACTTCCACTTCATCTGGAGCTTCAACAACAACTTTGTTAATAGATGCCAACAATTTAGCAGTTGCGACAGCTGTATCTAGTGACTATCTAGTCATTGAAGATGTGACTGATGGATCAACAAAAAAAGCATTGATTTCAGATATTGTGTCACTTGGTGACATAACTGCTGTCAACACAGCATCAAACTCTGGACTTGCAGGTGGTGGCGTATCTGGTGATCTAAGTTTGACAATAGATCCCAGCAATTTAACTGATGGATCTGGAATAACAGTTGATCTTGCAAATGATCTTTTGATCTTAGAAGATGCAACTGATGGCACAGTGTATAAAGTTAAACCAAATCAGATCTCTGGATCTGGAACACAATTCGATCAATTTTTATTAATAGGAGCATAAAATGGCAAACACTTATGAAGTCTTAGGACAAACAACTGACACAGCGACAGGAACTGCATTAGTAACAGTCCCAGCATCAACAGAAATAGTTATTTCAACGATAGTTATTTGCAACAGAGCATCAGCATCGAAAACCTTTAGGATCTATTTAAGACCAGATGATGAAACTCTTGCAGATAAACATTATCTGGCTTATGACAG